CAAATATGGTATCATTAGGTTCTTTAGAGGCAAATGATTAATGGATAAAGTAAATGAGTTTCAAATTGTAGAAGACTTGGAGAACAAGGTAGTGGACTGGGGGTACAGCAAAGGTATACTTACCAGCGCAGCACCAGATACTTTCCGTAGGATTAAACAACTTATTAAAACGGAAGAAGAGGTCATCGAGTTAGCTGATGCTATCCATGGTGACGATAGAACGGAGGCAATAGATGCCATTGGTGACATACTTGTTACTCTTATCATGCAGACACGTATGTGGAATACTAATTTATACGAGTGCCTCGATGAAGCTTTCGAGGTTATCAGTAAACGAACTGGACGAATGGTTGACGGCATATTCGTTAAGGATGAATAACAATGACTAACATGAAGAAAGAATCGTACAACATTATGAGGCACGAAGGGATAGATGATATGGAGTATGTAGAGGAGCTAGGTCTTAACCCTGCCCTTGCGTACACACCAGCTATCAACGAAGCTATCATTGAGCATGTCTCTGCTGAGAACTACGCAGGCTATATAGCCAAGGGGGTTGATCATGATAAAGCAAATGAAATGGCTAATGCTCTAGCTAAGAAAGCAAGGGCTACAGTCAGCCATGCTAACCCTATCCTAAAGGATAAAGGTTATTAAAAAAGGGCCCCAATTAAGGGGCCCAAAGTACTACTATATGGGAGCCCTAACGGGCTCCTTTTTTTTATTGTAATGTTGTTTTAAACTTAGGATCATCCATAGCAAACTGATAGATACCTCTTGCCTTACCTTCTCCGCTAGCTGCGGAAACGTACTGGTAGTGTGCATCTTTCATATGCTTAGCTACTCCCCTTCTCCTTTCAGCAGAATCTCTATCAAGCCTTGCAAGATCCTTTACAACTGAACCAAACTTCCACTTCATTAAGAAAGACATAGCCTCTGCTAAGGTAGCATAGTTTCTGTAAGGGTTAGGTGTCTCTATCTTAAGACCTTTGTACTGATGTGGCGTTAACCTAGCAGCTAAACGTTCAGCTTCTTCCTTAAGTGGCCCGGCAACATCTAAGTAATTAAGTTGATTCCTAACAAACTCAACAGTGTTGTTGTGTTCATCTTCCATTATCAACTCTTTACCTGCCTGTTCCCCTCGTCTTTTAAACTCCTTAAAGCCATGGTGGATGTTACCTGTAACTACATCCTTGATATCCTTAAGAACAGTAGAGTTATTAGTTTGATCAAACCAATCATCATTTAACATCTGTTCTACAATATCACCTTGACTTAAGTCTGTAACAACAGCGTCATAGATAGGAGATAGCCAAGGCATATTATTACCTTGTGTAAGCTTAGTCCAGTTCTTACCAGATGCCAACATAATCATGTTCATTGCATCAAAAGACTGAGCAAGTGTAGCTAAGGAAGATCCCCTTGCTTTACCACCTAAGATACCACCCTTTGCAGCATAAGGGGTTAGCTGTGGGTTAGCAGAAGTAGTTTGAATCCTTTGATCAACTGACTTAAGCTGTTTCCTTAGTGCATCAGCTCTGACTAAGTTACCTTCAGCTTCAGCTCTTGAAATACTATCTTGTATTCCTTTGTTTACCTTACGATTACCTGCTATAGTTTTACTGTCAAGCCTCTTACCATTTTCAAATGGAGTTATCATACCCCTCTTGAAACTCTCAGTGTCGTATACTTTCTCCATACCACCTAACGTAGTCTTACCGCCACTTGGGCTTGGGAAAGTAACTATTCTGTTAAACATAGTAGACGCATCAACAGAATCCTTAAGCAAAGCAGCAAACTCTACAAGCTCAGGCCCTAAGGTAGCTTCAACTGCAACACCCCTTATATCGTTTAGTAACATAGCAGCGTTGTTAAGCCCACCGGGGAATGACTCAGCCGCTTGCTTAAGAGTAGGATCACTAAGTAAAGTATCCCAGACAGAACCTATTAAGTTATCCATCTCTTGACCATAAGCAAAAGTCATTAAAGGTTTCTTAAGGAAGTCTGCCTTGTTCTTTAAAGACAACTGAAATAGTTCTCTTACATTATCTAACATAGTTTCGTCATAGCTGTACTTATCCATGAACGCTTTGTCAGTAAGCATGTAACCACTGAACTCACTGTCAAGTAAAGTCTCTAAGTTATTACTGAGGGTCTTTCTTATATCACCTTCGTAAGCTTCAAAGCCTTCTATGTCAGAATAAGCTGCAAGTATCTTACTAGCATTCTCAGCACGGAACAAACCAACCCGATACAACTTCTCTTTAAGGCCTAGTATGCTGAACATAGTAGCTAATCCATTAGAGATGCCATCGATTTCCATATAGTTAACAGCAGATCTAAAAGACTTACCTGCTTTCATAGCTGCATCATAGTTAGCTATATCAATAACAGCATCTATCATTTGTATAGCATGCTTGTGTGCTTTCTTGTTATTAGACAAACCTTGTATGAAGTCTACAACCTCAGGGTCAGAAGATAAAGCTGCTGGTACTCTAGTAGGTAGCTTGTCTACACCTGAAATACCATTACTGTTTACCATAATCTGAGACAAAGCTAATCGTGCTGGCTTGTCATCGTAAGCCTGAAGGGCCTCGTTGATCTTCTTGCCAATTCTAACTAGTCTCTTATGGGCCTCAGACTGTGTACGTATGTTACCCGCAGCTTGATCTATAGCATCAGCCCTTACAAGACCACCTCCGTCATAGAACAAAGCAGACATAGTAGCCAACCAGTTACTCTCTTCTCTGCTACGGCTGTTAGGGATGACCTCGATCATCTTACCACTGCCAATAATATTACGAACAAGATGGTTGTTAACTGGTGATAGCGAAGAGTGTGGTGTTATCCTTTGAGTAACTCTTTGTTTAAAGTATGTAAAGTAAAAAGGTTTATTGTCATACACAGATAAGCTCGTAAGAACCTCAAGGGCTTTGTTAGCATGCATGTAATACTGTTGCTGTTGGAACTCTGGAGTTCTAAACTTAGCTTCTTGCAACTTAGATATCTCTATATCTTGCTGTAGTTTCTCTATTAAAAACACAGTACGATAATAAGCAGGACTCGAAGGTTGAACAAGCAGAGCTTTATCTAGCTTAGCCTGAAGTACAAGACCCCTAGCATTTTCATTTTCTGCTATCTTTGCAATAGAAGCTTTCCTTTCATCACCTATGTCAAACATATCAAGCAAAGGGTTACTATTAGCACCCATAGCGGCCTGACCCATAGCAGCAGAGCCTAACAAGATTGCGATCTTAGATCGTCTCGGTTCAAAGTAATTAGGTACTTGACTGTAACTAAATATAGCATCATCGGCGCTAACAGACTTAGGGTTAGGTATAGATCCTGTGCTAGACCTAGTATAAGTAGATCCCTCATACATAGGTTGACCTGTAGCAGGGGGAGATAGAAGTGGCTTCATCCTCGGATTAAAAGGTTTATACTTCCTAACATCTCTTGACAGTATTTGAAATCCTAGCTTAGTCAAAGACAAAGTAGGTGGTAAAATATTACCAGCTTCATCAATACCGCCCGGAGAATGAGTAACTATATCCGGGAAACTCATTTGATAATCAGCAAGGAAAATCTTACCAATCATTTCAAAAGCCTCAGGTGTTAGGTTCTGGTAGTCAGCTACGTAAGAATCTGTTTCCAAACCTTCCATCTCAGACTTAGCCCTACGAAAATCCTTAAAGATAGCCTCACCCACACCTCTAATCGATGTGTCAAACTTAGAATCTCCGGCTTGATAACCTTGCAACTCATCTATGTCTGCTTGAGCAGCAGCACTTAGAGGTGAACCATCGTCATTGTTAGCTTGAGACATGCTTAGAAGCCAAGGCTCTATCACTGCCATTTGTATTAGGTCAAACCGTGGGTCTACTTTAGCTGTCCTTGCGTAAGATATTTCCTCGAAGTCTGCCTCACCATCTACATAAGCCTGAGCTGTATCACGTTCGAACTTAGCATCTAGCTTACCAACCCCAAGGATCTTAGGGTGCATCAATAAGTTAGACATACTTAGCTTTAAGTCAGGATTGTCCTTGAAAACATTAGGGGCTACATCATCCTGAGTCTGCATCTGTTCGATAGCCTCAGCAGTAACTTCCTCATCAGGGTTAAGCTTGAGGGTATCCTTAATGCTTAGACCAATAACATCCCTGTTCTGAGAGTCCCTTGTTTTAAACCTAACTCTTTCTGTAAGCTCATGCCCTAAGACATTTGCTGCATTAGAGAAGCTAGTGGCGATACCCATTCTTTCTAATGGGCCGGGGACTCTTTCCTGTTCCCGTTGTTGAACCTCAAGGGGTGTCTCAGCTTGATCAACAAAGACATTGCTGCCTTCCTCAACCACAGAGCCAACACCCTGAGAGCCTACGTCAGCTTGCGCAGGTAGTACAGTGGCTTCTGCCAGACCTAAGTCTGAAACAGGAGTCTCTAGTTGAGACCCCTCAGCAACCATATCAGTTTCATCTATGATACCAAGTTGTATCAAGTCTTCTCGGGTATACTCACCTTCGCCTTGTACTCCTTGAGGCCCTTCCAATGGGCCGAACTGTTCCTCTATTCCTTGAAGAGCCTCGTTACCACCTTGAGCTTGTTGAGAAAGCTCTTCCTGTAACCTGAGAAGCGACTCTTGTTTACTTGCTTCTGTTTCAGCAGCCGTAGGTTGAGCACCTATCACTGCGTTAGCTGACGTAATCGCCATTGTTTATTCTCCTGTTATCCAACCATTATCTACAGCGGTATCATACATCCGATGCTTTAAGAAAGAGAAGGGTGTTAACCCAACACTAGATTTAAGTGTCTTTCTTGCGTCATCTTCTAAGATACCCTGTCCAAAGCCGTATACGTTTTTAACTATATTAGATGCAGGGGCTTCTCCTGACACAATGTTCCACATAGAACCAAGTGCACTATCACTTCTGTTTTCATAGAGAGGGAACAGTAGATCACTGCTAATGATTCTTTCAGTGGTGCCCAACAGACCTGTAGAATACAGGGCTCTTAGGTATTTCTCTTCATCACTTAAGTAAGGTGATCCTTCTCCAAACTTAATAAGGTCTTTCAAATGTTGTGAAGCATAGCCTAGCATAAGCATAGTTATGATTGATGCAAAGGCAGAGTACTTCATTCCGGGGGTAGCATTCTTAACTGTATCCCACAAAGCTGGTATATGATTAGCAGTAAACTGGGATATGAAACCCTGAAACTGAGTAAACAAAGCTAGGTGTGGATCACTGTAGAACAAAGGTCTTCCCATAGCTGTAGGCATAGGCACTGAGGCGTTGACATAGCTTATGAAACCATTGTCAAACTGTCTCTCCCACTCAACCTGTAGCTCAGCTTGTTGCTGTTTAAAGAAGGCTAGCTCCCTTGGCCCTAAAGACTCTATGTCAACCTGTTTATTTTCTAACAGTCTACTAGAAAGATTAAGCATCTTATCTACAGGGATACCCATGTACTCTAACATCTTACGAGCTTCCGCTGCTTCGTTAGTAATTGTACCTTGGCTGTTGTGAAGTACATCTAAGTTCTCAATCAAGAAGTCATTGTACATAGATGAACGTATGCTTCTTGTTAAGTTAGTTATACCTTGGAGACCAATGATCTTAAAGAAGGAGTCCATTATAGCCTGAGTCATCTGATTAGTTTCAGATACACCAACTAGAACAGCAGCACCAGTCTTCTGGGATAAGAATCCACCACGACTTAAGTTACCTCTAGGATCATCTATACCCACAAACCGTGGGTCAGCAGACTTCCTATCACTACGAGACTTAATCTGAGTATCAAAGTTACTACGTGTAGGGGTTACTCCTGTAATCCTACCTACTTCTGCAAAGTACTCAAACATTTCTCTACCTAACAGTAGACCAAAAGACCCTACGTTCTTATGTAGATTCTGTAGTGAACTTCCTTTTACTGTAAGTGCCAACTCTACGGTAGAAGAGATAGCAGCCAACGGTAACATAGTTAGTACACCAGTCAGTGTTAAGAACTTCTGGGCACCACGAACAGCATCGCTTTGGATACGCTTGTAGTTACCAGAGTCAGCGTTAATAAGGTCACTTAGCGCAAGGGTAAGATCTTCTACTGTTTCACGAGCGTTAAGCTCAGCAGGTGATCCAACCTCAGCATCCCCTCGGATCTCATTGTATACATCATTAAGCATAGATGTAACTAGCATATTGTTCTTACCAAGAAACTTAGTAGTAGTCATATACCTAGCAGAGGACTTCATAGAATACTCAAGATTATTAAAGATGTCTTGCTCTAAGAACTTGTCAAAGGCAGGGGTATCTGAAATGTCTAACGATCTTCTCTTATGGCCCTTAGGGTACAGACCACCACGAGTTAAATCGAATGCTTCGTCTAAAGTATTTATCTCTGGGTTATCAATGATAGCATCAGTTACTGAGACAGCATCATCCCTGTCCATACGCTTATGTCTTACAAGCAAGTTAACAAACTCATCCTTATCCTTAGCTATGACTTCCTTTAGGAACCCTTTGCTTCTAAAGATGTGATCCTGAAGAGCACCAAGTATGTTAGGGTTACCTGCTTGCTTCTGTCTACCAACTATATCAGTGTACATAGTGTTATCCACAGTGTACAACTCACTGATTAACATCTTAAGAGAGTCAGAGTTCTCAGTAAAGTTTGGGTTAGATAAATTATCCCAATCAATAGCAGCAATAACTTGATCGCCAGTCATCCACTCTTCGTTAGTACGCTTAGATCCGTCCTTGTTAACCCTAGTTATAGGGGCAATGTGTTCTAAGTAGAAAGAGTTAACCAAAGCTGATACTTCTGTCTTCCGTGCACCATACCTGCTAGCCTTAACCTTAAAAGATGCAAGGACTTCTTGCATAGGTCTTAGCTTATTCTCAAAGTTAATGTAGTTAATTACTTTATCAGTATGAAAGTCAACACCACCATGTGTCTTGTTCTTCCTACCGCCAAACATATCGTATATAACACGAGCAGTCTTGCTTTGATTGAGTAATTCAGTGTTCATCCTAGTATCTAGTGCTGTACGTAGCAGAGCCATAGGATTAGTCAGTGCATCCTTTAGGGATTCACGGGTAGTCTTAGCATCTTTACGTCCTTGAGCAGACTCTGTCCTACGTTGACCAGCATCAGGGTCATCTCTTAGTCTTTGAGCTCTAGACTTTGCTCTAGCTTTATCAGGTGCACTTGCACCCTCGTCTACATTACCATTAGCAGAGTCCCAAGCATTCTGCATGACCTCATCTAAGTCAGGAACTTCGTCTACGTTATTCTTAGTCTTGTTCTCTGCTCTAGCTTCAGCTTTGTAACCTACAGTAGCGTCATCAAACCTACCATCGTAGTCAGACTTAGAGATACCAGCGTCATACCATTGACCTGCTTTAAAAACAGTAGTAGGTACAGAGAAAGCACCACCTAATGTACCACCAGCAACTAAAGCACTGGCTAATCGGCTCTCTAACTCTTCGTAATCCCAAGTTTTCTCAGAACCAATGACAGCAGCAGTGTACTGAGTAAGTTCCTGCAGCATCTCAGTGCTTCCTTCAAAGGCTGCACCAGCGGTAAGTCTCTTTGTAAGCTCTTTTAGTATGTGACCTTTAGCATATTGCTTAGATGCAAACTCTCCAGCATCTTTAGCATAACTAGCTAGCTCTCGTTTAGTTAAACGTGTCAATACTTCTTCAGCTTGAGCCTTACTTAAGCCTACAGTAGCAGCATTACCTGCCTCTTTGCCTAAAGTAGCAGCAGCTCGTGCCAACGGATCACCAGTAGCGTTCATAAGGGCATCAATAGCTACCTGCTTAGACTCACCAGTTAAGAAATGCTGGCTGTTAAAGCCCCCTAAAGCTCCCCTAAGGCCTAAACGATCCAGAGAGGCTGCGATAGCACCACCAACTACAGCTACGCCATAGTTCTTATCCTGTATGTTACCGGGCATCTCATCAAGTATAAGACCAGAGTACATAGCAACAGGGATAGTAAGGCTAGCTCCGAAAGTTAAAGGTGCAGTAACCATAGAAGCCATAGTGACTCCCATGAAGGGTATAGACATCACAAGGTTAGACCCTATGAACTCTCCTACTTCACCAATAGAGCCCCAGTTTACATCCTTATAGTCTAAGCGTACCTTAGCCTGACCTTCCATCTCAGTTTTACTCTGCTCTACTTGACCAGTAAGCCACGCTCTAGTGTCTGTAGCTCCAACTACATCTGCCAGTGCAGCACCAACCATCTTAAAAGAGTTACCTACCATAGTCAGGGATGAATCCCAAGTGTCAGACAGTGGTGTTTTAGATCGGTTGTCTAGTGTTGCGTTGGTGTTTCTAATTAAAACATCAGAGAATATCTCAGGAAATGCTGAGTACTCTTGCTCGTTAAGAGCCTGTAGTTTTGCAATAGGCACACCATTAGTAGGAGACAAGCCTGCTACTTTAATTAGTTCAGCAGCAAACTCGTAGTCTGTCTTAGGTACAATGTCTTTTCTTAGGGCCCTTAGGCCATCACCGTACAACGACCTTGAGTAGCTATCGTCACTAAGGGTTTCCCGTGAGTCACCTATGAAGGTAGGCCTAGCGATACCACCAGAGATTAGGAAGTCTGTGAAAGACCTACCGTCCTCGTCTACTAGATCACCAATAGCTCGACCGTATCTATCTTTTTCCTTAGATGCTTTTACAGTAGTGTATCCATACTTGTTAGCAAGAGCAGACACCATGTCTTTGCTTACTTGCCCAGCACCCTCACCGACTACGTAACCTTTCTCTTTAAGAACCTTAGAGGTTTCAGCTAAGTCAATGTCCCGTAGTCTTACACGATCTCCAGTTGCAGAGTCCTTAATGGTATCTCCATCAATGAAAGACCATCCTGAGTTTCCGATACTATAATCGAATGTTCCGGTTGTAGCCTCAGGTACTACTTCCGTCTTTGATGGGTCAGTCAAAAAACTTTGACCGGCGTAGGAGCCAACAGCGTTAGCTACTCTCTTCATTCTTTTGTGGACACCTGTTCCTTCTTTTATAGACTTTTCGTAGTCATCATTACGCAGAAACTCTTGAGAAGCTTCCTCGTAATTACCTTCGTTCATAAAGCCTACAAACTTAGGGGAATTACCAAGGTCACCTCTGTACTCAGCTTGAATGATCTCAGCCTTAAGGTCTTCTGGTAAATTATCTAGTGTTGGTATACGATTACGTGCTCTCTCAACGTGATGTTGGAATGCAGCATCAAAACCTTTCTCTATCCACTCACCTGTTTGACCTACGCCTTGAGTTGTCACACCCTTAGTATCAAGGTATGGGGTAGCTCGGTACCCTTCTTCTGCAACTACTCTTTGCTCAGCGTAGGTTAAAGGTCTTCCAAGGTTCTCGGAGACTTTAGTTATTGCATCTGCTCCGTGGTAGACATCCTTGTCCGCCGTGTTACTTTGTGGGAGAGTAGGGTCGGTATCAGGTTCATTTAAGAGACCCAGAGCACTCAACTCTTCTTCTGTATATTCAATTTTATTGTCGCTCATATCCGACCTTTCTCCTATTTTTTAGTAAGTAGTGCCTTTGCATATTTTAGACTTGTGACTACACTATCAGCTACTTTTGAAGGGGAACCAGCTAAGTATCGTGGTTCAGATTTACTCTTAGTAAACATACTGTTTACCCAAAGAAGAGCAGGTGATAGCTGTTCTGCTTTGTTATCTGATGAAGCCTCAGATCTAGATTCCCAATGCTCCTTAATGCCATCAGGCCCTGTTAACATTGCGTTCTTATAAGCCATATGTAAATGTTTGTATACATTACCATTGGTAAAATCAGACTGAGCTAATCCATTCTCTTTTAGTTTAGAGTTAAGTACAGAGTTAAAAGTCTTAGCATTAGTCCTAACCTTAGCCCAAGCGTTCTGACCAATCTCTTCATTAGGTTTACCTGTGACTTGAAAGAACGAAGAAGGTATACCTTTATCAGTGATATCATACTTAAGCTTTTGGAAGTCAAGGAAAGATGCAATATCTTTATTGTTCTTAGCTCCACCTCTAGCTACAGTATTAATCCAATCTTCCATACCCTTAGTAATCATAGACTGAACAACTAATTCATCTGTTGCGAAGTCAGTGTTAGCTGGAAAACCGTTTACAAAAGAAGAAACAGCTTGAACAATACTACTACGTTCAGTAGAGTTAGTTAACTGCCCTACTAAGAATTGTCTTTTGTCTGCTTTCATATCAGGGTCAGCTTCCAATTGAGCTGCTATACCTTTAACAGCATTCTCAGCAGTTGTTTGAGCTTCTACAACTAGTCTTTGAATAGCACCATCTTGAGTCTCACCATCAAAAGAAAAAGCATTACTGCCAATAAGAGCAGACATTGGAACACTGCCGCCCGGTTTTAGATCAGGATCTATGCTTAGAAACGGAGCAACATTTGAAGGGAAGAAACGACTATTATCTTTAGACTTAACACCCTTCACTTCTTGCCTTGTACTGTTGTCAAACAGGGTAACGCCACTACCAAAATCTGGAGAGAGATCATCAGCTAACTTAGCAGAAGCTGTAGCTTTTAATTTACCTGAAGCAATTGCTTGATCAGAGTCAGCTTTAGCTTTAGCAGCTTGTACCTTCCACTCGTTCTCAAGGACTGCAGCACCAAAGGATACACCGTCCCCACCTAGTACCTTAGAGGCTGTGTAAGCAAACAAAGCTTTACGCAAAGCAGGATCTTCATACCCTTGCTTAGCGATATCCTTAACGCTGTCCCAAAGTTTACCAAAGAAAGTTGGATCTTCCTCTGCTTCCTTTAATGGAACCTTAGGTATATCAGACTCTGCAAGTTTTTTATCTACTTCTTCAGCTACAACAGTTGGCAATGTGACTTCAGGCTCAGGATCAACTTTAGGTTCAACAGCAGTAGTAGTTCCAGCTCCAGCCTTAGGTATTAGCACTGCTGCAGTTGGATCAACCGGTACTTCAGTGGTTTCTATTCCTTTCGCAAGTACAACTTCTTGACCCGGAAGTACAGGTATCTCTGATTCAGATTGCGTACTAAGGTCAGCAGGGCCTCGCCCTATACCTAGCCTGTCCTTTTCGTTTTTACTAAATCTACCAAAAGATCCATCAGGAATACCAGTTGCCTCTTTCCCGGTAGCACCTTGATAAAACCTAGTAACCGGATCAGCTATACCTTCAGCAAAATTAACAGCAACATCACCCGCAGTTGCTACTCCGCCCTTTAGAGCACTGGCTGTCTGAGCTGCGGATTCCCCTAAATCTTCAGCAGAGTCAATATTATTAGAAAATCCTGCAGATGCTAGTGCTTTATCGAGGAAAGAAGGCCCTTTTTTAGGGGAGTCTTTAACATCAGGAATTGTAATAGGCATAGGTGGGATAGGGGTTGCCTTAGTAGGATCAAAGTTCTCTTCAAAAATCTTTTGATCCTCAGGGATTAAATTACCATCTGCCCCGTATCTAAGAGGAGATGGGATAGGGGTTGCCTTAGCAGGATCAAAGTTCTCTTCAAAAATCTTTTGATCCTTAGGTATTAAATTACCATCTGCCCCGTATCTAAGAGGAGGTACAGTATTAGCACCTGATTGAATGGCATCCCCTAATCCCGGAATAACTCCTCTTTTCTTAACCTCATCATCATCATCACTTATCATATCTTTAATAAATTTAAATATTGCATTTGTATCATTAGCCATTATACTTATCCTTTATTCTATGACATTCTACGTAAGTGAGAACGTTTCTTTTGCATGTTCATAGCAGCTCTCTGATACATACTAGGTGCTTGTTGAGGGGCACCGGCAATACTAGCATTATAATTTGTCTGTTTAGCTTGGAGTTCTTTAGGTGTTAATGCTTCTACTCCTGCACCTAGGGCTTGTGGGGCCATAGACATTAAGAATTGTTTCCTAGCTTCTTTTTTTGCTAGCTCTGCTGCTGCTAGCTCTGCTGCTGCAGTTCCTGCTGTATTTGTACCGGCTGCAGTAACCGAACCAGACCCTAAGGCTCCACCATAACCAGCAGTTACTCCGTTTAAGGCTCCAGTTGCACCTACAGTGACCGCTGGGGCTGCTGCAGTGACCGCTGGGGCTGCTGCTGCACCCATTGTGCCTACACTTGTAACTATAGGGGCTGCTGTTGCGGCTACAGGAGCTGCTACTGCTGTTGCAGGTGCCAGTACCCCAGCCGCCGCAGGGCCTAGTAGTCCAAGGCCTAAGCCCATAAGAGCACCTTTCTTTCTATCTTTCTTATTAGCTAAAGCGCCTAAGGCTGCCCCACCTAATGCCATTGCAATTGGTAACATTATTTACCGCCTCCCTTAGTAGTTGTTATGTCTCCGAAGTTGATACCACCTAGCATACTAGATGCATCTCGAAGTACTTGACGATCAGCGTCTTCCTCAAACCCGAACCTATCCATGGCCGCATCAATGTCCGCTTGAGCATACCCTTCTCTACCAGCTCCAACATCCTGAAGGATCTGAGAGGGAGTAAGTGCGCCTTCTTGCAAAGAACCTAACTGCTGTAACATACCAAGTTGATTCTCTCTGTTTTGACCAACGATACCCTGAAGAGCTTTAGTCCTAGTGTCACCCATTTCTGACATATAATCTCTAGCAGCACCTTGAGCTAGTATGTCAGCTCGGTCTCCACCAAACGCACCTTGCTGAACTGCTGATGAAGATAAACCGGGAAGTGTCTGCTCATTGAACTCACGAGTAAGTGGGTTAGTTATAGCTGTTAAGTATTCTTCAGTGCCGGGATCTTTTAAAGGATCATAAGCCATAGCATCCTGAAACCTTTGAGCAGCCGAAGCACTCAAGTCTCCAGCTACACCAGCAGCACCCTCTTGAGCTCTAAGACCTGCTTCTGTTTGATCAGACATATCAGCCACAGTGTCACCACCGTAATACTGCTGAGGCCCTAGGTCTTCCATAGCATTTGCATAGCCTAGTTGTTGGCGTAATATTTGTTCTTGTTGATAGCTAGGTGCAGTAGTTGTTGTTTGTCTACCGCCACCACCTTTACACTGAAGCATAAAGTTGTCTACAAAACAACCTATCTCTGAGTCATACTGATCTCCAATAGAAGATCTTTTGCCTTTAAGTTTCATTTTAAGAATCCTTATTATTTGAGGGTTTACCAAGAGACTTACCAATTATAGTATATCTATCAGTGTAACCATGTTCTTTGAGAGCTTTTACCCAGCCCCTTCTACCATAGATTTGAATATCATTGCAGTTATTAATAACCGCCCAGTCTTCAATCTCTTTAACTTCAGACAGTGCACCTAGTACACCACTATCGCCTTCACCACCAAGGTAACAGATCTCACAAGTTCTTTTACTAGGGTAGTCAATAATCTGGGTAACAACAGTTGCTACAAACTTAGAATCTAAAGTTCCTATCCAAATCTGTTTGTTACCATCTATTAGATCTTGAGCTACATCAGTAACCTCTCGCTCTCCGTAACCAAACTTTAAAGCCGAAGCTATATGCTCTACCGATAGACTAGGTAGTTTGTTGAAATACTCTTGTGTCCACATGCACAGCATACGGTTCTCCGATCTTAAGGTTCAGTGGGGTATACCACATTAGAAGTGTCACAAGTGTCAGGTAAATCCCTGAGTGCTTGCCTGTAAGTAGCCCATTGGGCTTTAAGGGTATCTGTTAAGGGGCTATCAGTGACTTGAGTCCAGTCAGATTCCTTAAGCAAATAGTCTCTTGTGTTACGTACTGCTTCAAGTACAGCCTCAGTTACATTATCAACAGCGACTACTGTTTCTATTACTTGATTTAAATCTTCATTGTAAATGTAATCTATTGTTTGCCTTATGTAGTCTATAGAGTCGGTAGTCTTAACAAACTCTACCCACCCTGCAGTTCCCTCTGGCATTGTCTGGGGAGATCCCTGAGGAACTCCATTTTCAACTCTTATCTGCATTATACAATACCTATTGTTGTTCCTGACCAGTGTGCTGTTCCGGTTCTAGATTGATTAGTAGAGCTAGTCCCATTGTCTGCAAACATTTTGATTGATACTTTAAACCTAATAGCAGAAGTAGTACTAGGAGCACTACCTACAACAGGTATAGTTGTCCAAGAGTTACCACCAGCAGAGGTTTTATTTCTCATTGTTTGTATTGTGCTATAAGCACCGGGAGATCCGTTAGTTAATACAGCATAGTCTAGTTTAACATAAGCAGTGTCTGTGGCAAACGCACCATCAAACGCCATGTTGATGTGAGGTATATGAGCTTTGTTATCAGTGGCTGCAGGGCAATCTACTTCAAGAAGAAGTACATACCCCGAGCTCGTAGGCCCAAAGGTTTTACTACCACTACCCTGAAAAGCTGAGACACTGTTAAGAGATCCGTTCATGTTACCTACGGTCAGGTTCTTGATATGGGCAGCTTCCATTGTCACCACGCCATTGGTGATGTCGAATACCTGAGTTCCTGCGAGTCCAGAGCCTGATGCTGCCGGGTCAATTATCGTGAACTTATCGGCAAGAATCTTAAAGGTACCGCTGGTGCCATCGTTGTTCTGTGAGAAGCCAGTGATGTAGCCATTGGAATTTAGTGATACACCATACTTAGCTTCAAGTACTCCATCTGCGTTTGCCCTAGCAGTTGCCTCGGCTGTCACTGAGGCGGCCACATTCCCCACCGATGCCGACACTGTGTTGATGCTCTGAGAGAGAGCGTTATCAGCGTTGACAGAGATGGTGTAGTTGTTGGCAATGTTGCCGTTAGCTGTGGCGACATCAGCATTCAATTGAGTTATCAGTGCGGCAGATGCACTGTCGGCATTTGCTCTAGCTGTCGCCTCCGTGCTGATAGCTGATGTGTTCTGCCCCACGGTTGCCGACAAGCTGTTGATACTTTGAGTAAGCACATTATCAGCAGCAACTGAGATGTTGTAGTTGTTGCTGATGTTGCCATTAGCTGTCGCCAAATCAGCCGTCAGCGTTGTTATCAAAGAGGCATTTGCACTGTCAGCATTTGCTCTGGCTGTTGCCTCAGTCACCACAGCAGCAGACACAGTATCGACATTAGCCTGCACTGCTTGCCGTGCGATTGCTTCTGCACTGTCAGCATCCGCTCTGGCTGTTGCTTCGGTCACCACAGCAGCAGCGACAGTATCTACGTTAGCCTGCACTGTGGTTATGAGAGAGGCATTAGCTTGAGTAGCCGAGGCAGTAGTAGTAGCCAACGATGTCACAGATGCGCTTACATTTCCTACAGTAGAAGTAAGATCTACTATGGTCTGCTCTAAAGTAACAGCTCCAGCCTCTAAAGGGAAAACTCTAGAGGCTGTTATATTAACTGTATTGAGTTCTCTTTGAATAGCTTTAGCATCATACTTTACTGGTAACATTATCTAGACCCCCTCACTTTCCCTTTAACTACTATGTTAGAGATCTCCCAAGTATCCGTTGGATCATTAGAAGATATCCTAAGAAACAAGTAACGACCAGAAGTTCTTAAGTCATGCCCCTTGTAGTCATCAGTTGTATAGAAAGTATCGCTAGGGTTAAAGGTAGGGTCATCATCAATCTCCGATGCCCACCCTATCTCAACTTTAGGATTACCTAAGCCAGTCTTGCCTACTCTTATACTAGTTAATTCCTTGACTGCGTAAGGGTCTTCAAGATCATGAGCCTTAGTAGTAGCTACTGTAGAGTGTGAAGAGGAACCTCCATTCTCGTAGAACAAACTACCAGTAGAGTTAGCTGACATAGCATGACGAAACACTCCAGCTTCTAAGAAGGCTGAGGAGTTCTCAGTTCTTTTGCTAAAGGTATTGTTAGAATAGTTATAAGTTATCTCAGTGGTTGGTATTGTATTCTTAAAAGGAATAGACCACACAACTTCATTGTTCTCTTTGTTGTGATAAGCACAGACTTGATCGTACTCACCTTCTGCAATATTCTCAGCAATGTACTTGTTGATACCTTCAAGATCCCCTAGTCTTTCAACAGAGTTACCGTCTGTCATAAACAAACCTCTTTTAGAAAGACCGTAGTTAACTCTATCTACAGACACAACTGCCTTAGCAGATACAGCACCTACGCCAGAAGCCATAGCAGTTTCGTACCCGAAGTAGAAAGGAGCACCTATGTAGTTTAAGATAAACATCTCACTCTCAGTGTAGATAGCTTTAGCTTCCCCTAAGGGTACAATGCATCTAAGTTGAGTTGATGCTTCTCGTAAGGTAAGGCTACCAGCAGAGTTAGTAGCAGACGCAACCCAAGTATCAGGGTCATCTTCCGAGCACCATGCTACATCATAAGGATGATCAGTTGCTGCCTTATCATAGTTTATTGCTAGTAGGTGTGGGCCTGACTTGTCTACTGCACTCACTCTAATAAAAGGGCAGTCTGGCATAGTAGCCGTAGCTGTTAGTCCAGTACCTGATCCTGATGTACTTGCTTGAGTCAGTGAGGTAGTAGCTGAAAAGCCAGATCCAAAGTTTGTAACCTTGAGCCTTGCAACAGCACCACCATTAACAGCAGTAACAGTTGCTGTCAACCCAGAACCAGAGCCACCAGAGAAAGTTAAGGTATCGTTAACAGCGTGGTTGATTCCACCTGCAGTAATGTTAACTCCAGATATTTTATTAACCTGTAACTCTGCAAAGGTTTCATTACTCTTCTTAATCTTAAGTGGGCCTACACCATCTGCAGCAAATACCCAAGTTCCGAAGTTAGTGAATGACCAAGAGGCTGCTGCGATAACACCATCATCCCATGCTGAAGCTCCAGCATCCCAAATAGAATTACCAGAGTCCCAAGAGCTTGCGCCTGATGTATTAATAAGATTAAACCCAGAGCCTACTACCACTGCGGCTGCAGTAGGAGAGTCTTGTTTCCACCTGTAGATGTTAGACAAAGAACCAGCGTACACAACCTTAGTATCAAACTCTTCAGTAGCTACAAGGCCACGTATGGGTTCTGATGTTAAAGCTGAAAGCAAAGACTTACCCGGCTTTCTTCTGATTCCTGTTTCTGTAAACTGTATGCCATCGACTTCTGCCCAGAAGGGAATACTTTTATCAAATTTATTTGTTTGCCACCCCGATGTAATTAGAGGTGTTAAATCAGCCGGGAAAAAAGCTCTCGGACTTCTCGGTGAAGTTGGCATATAAGTCTCCTTGTTATGCTGTACGTTTCCACATGCTAATCACAACGTAAGGTGACACTGTGGCTAAAGTTACACTAGTTGTTCTATCTGCAGACGCATGTGCTAGAGATTCTAAATTCTCATTGTTTTCTTCGAGACCCGAACCTGTAACCAATCTACCACTTGTAGTAGGCTCTGGAAGTTTACCACTAGATTGGACAGCACCCCATCCATCTCTTGGGGTAGTTATACTTGCTGCGGCTGACTTAGCTCCACCTGTCTCTTCAAGAGTATCAAAGTCTGTATCAGCACTATTAACACCAACTAGCATCTTACCAGTACCGAAAGCTACCCATGTCCCACCAAATAGGGTATTAGGGTTTGTAGCTAACACTGATAAGTAAATAGAGCCTACAGGATAAACTTTAAGTAACCCTTGGCTTTCTAGAACCGCTGCAGTAGTAACATCTGCTGAACCATTAAAGCTTACAGAACCAGTCACATCGCCAGTCAAAGAAATAGTTCTTGATGCACCTATGACTCCACTCTCTACATGAACAGGGTTCATTAAGATCCAAGAAGACAAAGTAGCACTCCACATTAGATCTAAGTAGTGGTTAGCTCCAGCTATGTTACCAGCTACTAACGCTGCATTGCTTACGGTAACTATAGGGTTAGCTCCAGTACTGTCTACGTTTAAAGTACAAGCACCAGTGTTAGCACCAGATGCTTTAATTGTTATACGTACACCTGCCGCTTTAACTACGTTGTAGGAAAAGTCAGCAGTTAGTGCATTAACTGTACCTGCTGCTGCCGCAAAGTCTAA